AAACTTGTATTTCGCCCGGGCATAAACCGCGACCAAACTAACTATGCCTCTGAAGGTGGGTGGATTGACGGGGATAAGATTCGATTTCGCTCAGGGTTTCCAGAAAAAATTGGTGGTTGGCAGGTTCGTACTTTTGAGCAGTACATAGGGGTAGCTAGGTCATTGTTTCCTTGGACAACTTCTCTTGGAACAGTGCTTGTTGGGATAGGAACAAACGAAAAAATTTACATCAACGTCGGTACTGAAAATACGGATATCACGCCAATACGTGCGACGTTTGATACCCCCGACACAGATGACTGCCTTACAACTACCGACGGCGACGCGGAAATTATAGTAAGCATAACCGGGCATGGGGCAGATGAAGGCGACTACGTAACATTTTCGGGGGCTGCAGCAGTTGGTGGAATCCCCGATACCGAGATAAACAAAGAACATAAAGTTTACGACGTAACCGCAGGTACCTTTAAAATAGCTACTACCACAGCGGCAACATCTACCGTGGCTGGAGGGGGAGGTTCAAGTATCGTCGCGGAATTTCAGATTAATGTGGGGCGAATCGCAGTATCATCTGGTTATGGTTTTGGTGCAGGTACTTGGGGGAGAGATACATGGGGCTCAAGCGCGGCAGATTCCGCTGGAGTTACCCTCCCCGCTAGACTAGTGTTTCAAGAAAACTTTAATAATGACTTGATATTCAACATATCAGGCGGAGATATTTTCTATTGGGCGTACAACCTTAACACAATTGACCGAGCGGTTTATTTACGCGATATATCCGGAGCTGTAGCCACTCCACAGCAAGTTACTAAAATACTTGTTCGCATCTACAGGTCATTTATTAGCGCTTGGATGCACAAACTTCGATGCGACTAATCCGGGCGGTGATTACTTAGGAGACTTTGACCCACTGCTTATTCGTTGGGCAAACGTGGATTCCTATATTGGACCGGAGCCAGAGAACTGGCGTCCAGAACTAAACAATACGGCAGGTTTTTTCCGGCTTGAGTCGGGTNCGTTTATTGTCACCGGAATTAAAACCCGCCAAGAAGTGCTGGTATGGTCAGACATTGCCCTTACGTCAATCCAGTTTTTAGGTANGGAAGAAGTTTTTGGTAAGCAAGAAATCGCTTCTAATATCAGTATCTTGGGACCTAATGTTGTAGCTGAAGCCAACAACGTAATCTATTGGATGGGTGTGGATAAGTTCTATACATACTCTGGTCGAGTTGATACGCTGCCTTGCACGTTACGCCAATATATCTTTAACGACCTTAACAGAACTCAGAGTCAGTTAGCCTTTGCTGGAACTAACGCACAGTATAACGAGATTGTGTGGTTCTATGCATCTGGGGGCTCTAACATCATTAACCGTTATGTCATTTATAACTACTCGGAAAATATCTGGTATTACGGGCAACTGGAAAGAACTGCTTGGGTTGATGCAGGCGTAATTGACTACCCACTTGCGGCTAAAAATGGGTGGATTTATGAACATGAAAAAGGTCGGGACGATGGACAACCACTTGACGCGCCCCCACTACCAATAGAATCGTATATCCAATCTGCTGACGTTGATATTGACGACGGCGATAAGTTTATGCTGATTCGTAGAATCATTCCGGACGTTAATTTTAACGGCTCAGACATAGCAAACCAAGTAACTGGGGAGCCAGTAGTTCCAGAAGTAATGATGACCGTTGGGGTAAGAAACTTCCCCGGTGCAGTTAATTTAACTACGAACGCATCCAATCTGACTACAGAACGAGACATTACTACTGCATGCGCAAGCTGCTCACCCACAACTGCAATTATTGACCAGTACACCAATCAGGTATTCGTGCGAGCACGAGGTCGGCAGATGAACTTTAGAATAGGTTCTGATGGAATTGGTACACAATGGCAGCTGGGTACTGCCCCGCGTCGGATGCCCGTCCTGATGGACTAAAATAAAATGCGCAACCCGTTACAAGCTTCAAGAGCTACCTAACCAACCTATAGCGCCCGGGGTATACACCCAGTCATATCTGAACCAGCTGCAGAACGCATTTCGCCTGTATTTTAACCAACTTGACGGGATAACTTCCAAGATACTGGGGCGGGCGGGTGGTAAGTTTATTGAGTTCCCCCACATATCAGCTTCGGATTCAACTGACCAGTATGCGCTAGGGGATGACACTCCGACAAAAGTTTTGTGGAACTCGCTTGAAGTCAGTAATGGGTTTACCTTGAATATGGATGGCACGGCTACGCCTGACCAGACTGGGGTGTATAAAATTGACTACAGCCTACAGTTCGCAAATACTGCAAATGAATCGTATGACGTATTTGTTTGGCTAGAAGTTAATGGCGGTACGCTAGTCCCCAACTCGTCAAGTAAATTTACCCTGCCTGCAAGAAAAGCAAACAATGAGCCCAGTTTTATTGTCGCGTACTCCCACGTAACTTTTAATGTACAAGCACAAGACGCTATTGCCTTATATTGGGCTACGGACAAAGCGTATGTAGATGACCCACTAACCGACGGGGTTTATATGGAAGCTATTGCAGCAATTGATACTCCATACGAAAGACCAGCTAATCCATCGGCTATAGGCACTATTACGTTTGTGTCTAATCTAATTGAATGATAATATTGACTAAACAAACAAGGACTTAAATTATGCTACCTTTACTTGTAGGGGGTTTAGCCGGATTAAAATGGGGGCTCACGGCTGGAATAATCGGCGGCGGGATTACCGGTGCGCTAACTAATAAAAAAGACCCAATAGGCGGTGCATTACTGGGGGCGGCTGGCGGGTTTGGCGGAACCGAACTGCTTAAAGGGTTATCAGCGGCTGGTGCCGGTGCTGGAGCTAGTGCTGTCCCGACTGGATTGCCTGCAACTGCAGGGCTTACGGATATCCCAAACACGTTACAACTAGGACAAGAAATAGGTAATCCTGCGCTTTATTCAGGCACATCAACCGTAGCTCCACCCGTACCAAATATAGAAGCTATCGGACCTAATATGGGGCAGGTAAACTCTACGGGTATGGGTTCATATGGTGGTGGGTTTGATGCATCAGGCGGTCCCGGTGGATATACCTCACCCTCTGCGGAACTAACAAATCCTTCTGGGCTACGGACAAGTTACCTACCAACAACTGCTTCAGCAGCACCTGAATTAAGTTTTGCGGATAAATTATCTGCAACAGGGCGTGGCATTGCAAACTTACCTACATCTGAAGGATGGAATGCATTTAAAGCGGGTATGGGTGAACCGGGTAAGCCAATTAGTAATTTCCAAGCAGCTACAGCTATTGGAATGCCAGCATTAACAATCGGAAGTACCTTGGCGAGCGCGTTTGAGCCTGAATACGAAGAATTTGAGGAAGAAGATAAGTACAAAAAAGACGGTGGGTTGTATCTTTTTGGACCCAAGTCTACGCAATCCGGACTTACACTAAACTACGCAAACGGCGGTACCGTGCAACAAGGCGGGTTAATGGATTTACATGGCGCAAACGACTCACAGTATGGCCCACCGCTTTCAGACCAAGGTTATGGCTTGGGTAGGCTCAACAACCTAGCTTCGCAAGAATCTCAAGCAAGGGCAGAGATGGGGATGTACGCTAAAGGCGGTGACCTTGAGGATGGTGGGTTTGTCATTCCAGCCGATGTGGTTAGTCATTTAGGCAATGGTAGTACCGATGCCGGTCTCGCAGTTCTCGCTAAAAAGTACGGCGCAAAACCAATTAAGGGTGACGGTGATGGTATGAGTGACTCTATCCCGACTACGATTGAGGGTCGAGAAAAGGCTAGGGTTGCAGACGGTGAGGCATATATTCCTAAAGATGTAGTTAGAAAACTGGGCGGACCAGAAAAGTTATATGCCATGATGGACAGAGTGCGGAAAGCACGAACAGGCACTGCGAAACAAGGTAAAGAGATTAACCCGCACAGAGTCGCGTAATGGATATAAAAGTTTCGCTGGTGGAGCGACTGCTAGGCAAAGCATTTCATAAGCATTCTTTGTTGGGCGATAAGCGGTTCTATGACCCGTATGTGTTCCCCGTTGCTAAAGAGCTTGAAGAGGCGTACCCGGCAATTAGAATAGAAGTAGAAAAGATTTTAGCTAGGTTTGACGACCTAGCGGTGTTTCAGGATATATCACCTAACCAGTCGTATATCCCCTCTGATGATAAGTGGCGCATGTTCTTTTACAAAGCTATGGGGGTTCATTTTAAAAAGAACCAAGAGTTCTCCCCTACGGTAGCGGCGATTATTCGGAAACACCCGGAAATATGCTCAGCCTATATATCAGTGCTAGGCCCTAAGTCTTACTTGAACCCGCATAAAGGGCCGTGGTCGGGCATACTGCGCATGCATTTGGGTACGATAATTCCCAAAAAAGGTACGTGTGTATTAGTGGTAGAAGGCGAAGAGCATCGCTGGCAAGAAGGTAAGACGGTGTTGTTTGACGATACCTACGAACATATGGCGTTTAATACCTCGGATGAACCGAGAGCTGTCGTGTTTTTAGACATCATGCGACCCTTACCTCAGCCGTGGAAGCTGTTGAATTGGTTAAGTTTATACCTTTCTTTGCTGACACCGTATATAATTGGAGCATACATAAGGCACCGTAAATGGCAAGCTAAGNTTTTTNGAGCTGAGAGATGAAAGTCAGTTACGTATTGCCAGAGGACTACAGACAAATTTGGACCTCTAATTGAAAGCTATATGGACGGTGCGGCAACGTACACCTACGGCAGATTTACCAAAGAAGATATATTAGACGATTTACTGAATAAGCACCAACAACTATGGATAGCGTTTGAAGGCTCCGAGGTGTTTGGTGCAGTAGTAACTGAGGTGCTTACCTACCCAAGAATGAGGACGCTGGTAATGCACTTCACCCGGGGGTTAAAAAACTCCCTCGCTGGTAAAAACGAGATGTTGCAGCTACTGCAGCAGTTCGCACGAGATAATCAATGCGCAGTTATTGAATCATATGGACGCCCCGGATGGGGCAAGGTCTTTGAAAAAGACGGATATAAAGCGCGGTTTATTTACTATGAACTGCCAGTGGAGAATTAATTATGAATTTGTTTGACGGTTTTAAATGGCTGCTTAGCCCCAGTTATATTGTGGGCCTCTTGACTTTCTGGGGTGGCGGTAAAGGCGGTGGGTCTACTAAATCCACAGGAACAACGTATACTAGCAACCTTCCTGAATACGCAAAACCATACTACCAAGAGCTGTTAAATCAGACAGGTCGAGAAGTCTTTCAAACCGATGCATCGGGTCGGGTTATTGGGATGGCTCCTTACGAAGCCTACGAAGGGCAACGTATTGCCGGATTCACCCCAGAGCAACTAGCAGTTCAACAAGAGACTTTCGGCCTTCAGACCCCAGAACAGTTCCAGTCCGCGCAAGCAGGTATGCAGGCTACCCAACAGGCAGGTCTTGGTGTTTTAGGCGCTGGCCTTCAGAACGCGCTAGGCTATCAGGCAGGTCCGCTCGAACAGATGGGTATGTCGCAAACGCCAATCTGGAACCAACAAATCGCTGACTATTACATGTCACCGTATCAACAGGCAGTCACTGACACCTCGATTAGAAAAGCTCAAGAAGAAGCAGAACGACAACGCGCTAACTTTGCATTGGGTTCTATCGGTCGGGGGACCTTTGGTGGTGCTCGTGAAGGCTTGATGCAGGTTAATTATGGTCTTGGTACCCAACAGCAGATTGCAGACATTCAATCCAAGGGCGCACAAGACGCGTTCATGGCGGCACAGCAACAATTCGAGAGGGATAGAACTGCAGGCATGACCTCGGAAAAAGCTACCCTTGACGCTGAAGTTCAACGTCGTGCCCTTGAAGAGCAGGCTAGGCAGTATCAAGCAGGTATCGGTAAAGACTTTGTCGGGCTGGGGATGTCCGGGCTGCTGGACGCATCTAAAGGTCTGGGCGCACTTGGCGCTACGCAACAAGAAGCTGACTTGGCGAGACTGCAGGCACAAGCTGCATCGGCTGGTGAACAACAAGCACTGGCGCAACGCGCCCTCGACACGCAGTACCAAGACTCAATGGAAGCACGAGACTGGAATAAGGCCCAGCTTGAGTTCTACAGCAATATCCTGCAAGGTAATCAAAGTGCTCTTGGGTCCACTCAGGTACAATATAACCCAGCGCCATCAACCACATCGCAAATTGCCGGTCTTGGCCTTGCTGGTCTTGGCTTGTACAACGCGCTGAAATAAGGGGTAGGATATGGCAATTAATCTGGTAAAACTTGAGAACGACCTAAAGAACGCCCCTGACCAAGCAATTGTTGGCTACGTACAAAACCCATCCGGACAAGTACCGACATACCTCGCACTGGCAGAACTCGAACGCCGCAAACGCATGCGGCAAGGTGCAATGGCCTCACAGGGTGGCGAACAACCCAGCGTAGCTGACCAACTCGTTGCAGAATCACAACCCCAACCGCAGATGGGCGGTATCGCTGACATCCCCGTGCAGAACGTAGGCAATGAAGAGTCCTATGCAGCCGGTGGGATTGTTGCGTTTGAAGATGGTGGTGAAGTACAACGGTTTAATGAGCGGGGGTTTGTTAAATTATCTCCAGAACAGCTTAAAAAACTAACGCCACAACAATTATCCGAATATTATCGGAACGCTCTAGCTTATGGGGAGGCTAAGAGTATGCTTGGCGCTGCTGCTATGGACCCCGCTGCTTATGGATTTACAACATATGCGGATAGAATGCGTGAGGAATCCGGACTACAATCGCTCGCACCTAAAAAAGAAAGCGCCGCTGTTGCCGCAATACCAAATGAATTTGCGCCTCAAACTCAAGTACAGCCGCAAGTACAGCCGCAAGTACAGCCGCAACAGCCTCAAACCGGAGGCGTTAATGCACCACCTCGTGGCCCGAGCATGGGGATTTCAGGACTTCCTACATGGGAATCTCCAAAACTCAACGAGTACGAGGTTGCTCCTTATGAAGCATTGCGTGGAGAAAAGCCGACACAAGAAGGTGTAATGTCTCTTATGGAAGCCGAACGTGCTAGCCGTGGTATTGCTGCAGACCCATACGCACCACTGATTAAAGACATACAAGCAGAAAAAGGGCAACTAAAAGACCAATTCAAACAAGATGCGTGGATGCGGTTGGCTGAGTTTGGCGCTACATTGGCAAGCACTCCGGGTTCGTTTGGCGCTGCTATTGGTGAAGCTGGCAAGAAGGTTATCCCGAACGTCATTGCAGACAAGAAGGAATACAAGAAGGTCGAGCGTGAGCTTAATAAGGAAGTTAATCAAATGGCGCTGGCTCGTGAGGGTATGCTTGAAGCTCGCATGAAGGGTGACATGGATAAATATGACAGAGAACAAGACCGTTATACGCAAGCGGAAACCAAAGTTCTTGATATGCGAAACAAGAATGTTGACCTGTTTAACGCAGCAGCTATGAAGGGCGCAGAAAAATCATTTGAAGCGAAGATGGAAGGATTTAAAGAATCTCAGGCCACAGGTAGAACATCCATGCAGGTAGCCGCGCAAGATAGAGCTACTTCAGAAACTCGAAAACAAGCTGTAGCTAGAAGCATGTTAGAAACCGCGATGAAACCGATTTTGGCGGGATTAAAACAACAAATGGTTGACGATGAAACCGCATATGCCGAAGCATTTGACCAAGCACTAAGAAAACTACCAAAAGATATGCAAGCAGTTTTGGGGTATGCTCCACAAGAACCCACAAAAGGTTCAACGATTCGGTTTGATGCTAAAGGTAACCCGATTAAATAAACAAGCTAAGGTAAACTATGGCTAAATATGCAGAACTGTTTGACGGGACTATCTTAGAATTTCCGGACGAAACAGAAGATTCTATAATTAATGCAACCGCAAAAAGATTAACCTTAGAAAAACAAATAGGTCCAGAACAAACAGGGTTTATCCCCAGCCTGAAAGAGGGAGCTATCGGCGCGTTTGAATCTACCGTCCGTGGAGTAACTGCGCCTTTTCAGCCAGACGAAACTATCCGCTCAGATATAGCGCAACAGCAAGCTGAAGCTCAAGCACGTAATGTTGGCATGACCACATTTGCAGATGTTCGTGAGGCTGAAGGAGTACTTCCAACAATAGGGAAAACTTACGAGTTTGCTAGAGATGCTTTAGGGCGTTCGTTACCCTATATGGTACCTATGGTTACTGGAGCAGCTACCGGCGCGAGAGTTGGTGCTGTTGGCGGTCCGCTTGGGGCTATCGCGGGGGGTATCATTGGGGGCATTGCAGGCGGTACTCCTATGTTTGCTGGGGAAAACATCCGTCGACGGGTAGAAGAACAAACTCCCGGTGCGCTAGTTGACCCAGAGGTGTATGGCACTGCGGTACTGCAAGCAACATTAGATACCGCCGGGGGCGCAGTTACTTTAGGGCGAGGAATTATTGGGCGGATTATTGGTAAGGATGCCCTTCGCGCCTCCGATGACGAGCTTGCTGATATTGCACAACAAAGCTTGACTAAAACCGTTGGGGGCGCTGCTGCCCGAGGTGCCGCTGCTGAAATGCCTACTGAAATCGCTCAACAAATGCTTGAGCGTAGGCAAGCCGGTCTTTCACTTACCTCGGAAGATGCCCTTGCTGAATATGGTGAGGCTGGTGCCGCTGCGTTTATCCTTGGTGGTGCACTCGGTGGTGTTGGTGGTGTAGCTACTAGGTCTGGGGCCCGCACAGAACAAGAACGTCGTGCAGCTGTAGAACAGGCTGGGTTTCAACAAGGGGAACGCGCTCGACAAGAATTTGCAGCTCAAGTAGGCGAAGACGCAGAACTTGCTGCTGAACGTCAGGCCGACCTTGCCGGGTTTGCCGAAGCAAATAAAGCCTATACAGACGCAGTTGATACTGCAGCAAAAGTTAGGTCAGCTATTCCACAAGGCTTTGCTACGGAACAAATCAAAAAGCTGGAGACCGTTGAGGGAACTCAAGACTTACTAAACAATTTTGATAGCTATTTTGATTTAAGTCCAGCGGATACAAAACAACTAAAAACTGGGTTCTTAAAAAATATTAACGCATTGCGTAAGAAAGAAGCCGAATACAAAAAACTTACGGATGAGCAAAAAAAGACTGCCATTGCGTTTGAAGCATATTCAAAGCTCGGGGTTAGTTCACAACAAGAACTTGAAGCAATGCCGCTGAGAGAACTTCAGAATGCATTGAACGTATTGACTGAAGAACAAGCAGGAACTAAAAAGGAATCCCGCATCCCGCTACTGAACAAAATTGAAGATATCCTAAAGGATGCTATCAAGAAGGCAACACCTCCAGAGGTTACTGGCACGTTGCAAGTTCCACCATACGAACCCGGGCCTCCAGCCGTAACTACGCTGACTTCGTTTGAACAACTTGGGCAACCAGAACCCGAGCCAGTGGTTATTCCGCCAAACGCATTCCCAGCGCCGCAGCCTGAACTCACTATTGAAGAGCGCATGGCGCAGTTGGAACGCGCACAGCAAGAACAAGAAGCCGCTGATTTTGAACTACAAGAGCAGTATCCAGAACCAGTCGCCCCATCATCTCAAGAAGTCATGAAAGGTGAAGCAAATGAACCAACACCTAGCGTACAAGGACGACTATTCACTGCAACAGGAAAACCAACTGCCGCAGCAGGACGGCAACCCGTATCTGGAACTGAGGTCACCCCAGAAGTCAGTGATACTGACGGACAAGGAAGTGTCGACAGCGTGGTTCTGCCTAGAGAATCAACTGAAGCCGCAGCTCAAGAAGCTGAAGGACCTAGAGCTGGAGGATTGGGAATTGCTGATAGACCATCTGAGGGAGGTGCAGTACGACGTGGCAGAGGCGCAGAAGAGCAACCAGCTACATTAGTTCATGAGCCGTCAAAAATTAGATTTCAAGATAGAGGCCCACTCACCATGCAGGATTTGGTTGCAGCGGAAATCACAAATCCTGATTTTGAACGACTTGATAACCGAATAAATGATATTGAACGCGTTTACGCGGAGCTGATACCACTACGTGAAAAAATAAGTAACTTGGTACGCCCACGCAGTGTAGATAAGAACCGACTTAAAAAACTTGAGGAAGAATTACAAATACTGCATTACACTGCTAGAAGTGCGGCTGGAGACCCCTATCAACAAGCTCGGACTAAGTTGGGTGAACTTTTAGACGAAGTTTACTATATCCCTTTAAGCGAAAGACTCGCGAAGCTACAGTCATATGTTGCGGAGTTAAAGGAAAAAGCTCAAGGCAAACAAGTAACTACCGCAAGAAAACGTGCAGCGGAATTGTTGGAAGAAGCTGAGCCAACAACTCGTGAAGAGGCAAACAAACGCGCTGAGCGAGATATCACGGAGGCTAAAGCAAGAGAAGCCGAAGGCTATGACCCTGATGAATTCCTGTACTCCAAGCCGGGCAAGTCAAAGAGGAAAAAGGACGGCTCGTACAAGCAAGTACCTAGCCTAAAAACTCTGAAGGCTGACAAGCCATCCTCGGTAGAAGCCGTTGAGAAAGCTGCTGAGCGTTTGTTCAACCCAGTATGGCTGAAGCAGGCACAAAACCAAGGTTGGCTGCATATTCTTCCCGGCAAGCCCTCTGATGTTGCTGAGCTGGCTGATGCGAATATCCCGAACGCACAAGGCGTTTATATGGGTCGGAAGGGGCACGTCTATATCTTCCCTGAAAACATCCCTGCTGGTGGTGAGCGTGGCGTTCTGCTACATGAGATAGGTGAGCACAAAGGTTTGGAAGCAATGATTGGTGCAGAGAATGTCACCCGGCTAGCCAACCGCGTTCGTACTATGGCAAAAGGTTCTGATAGAGATGCTGAAATTGCTAAGCGAGCATTGGAACGCGCGGAAGAATCTGGCACTGTTGATGATAAAGAAATCGTTGCGTACTTCACAGAAGTCGCCGTAAATGAAGCAGGCATTGAACCCGGCGGCAAGCCTAAACCCGGACTAGGTAAGGCATTACAGTGGATTAACGAACTGTGGAACTCCATCAGCGCAGCCATGCGCAAGCTGGCACTTAATGTAAATACTATCAACTCGCAAGACATGGTAGATATTGTCTATGGCGCTGCTCGTTTGCAAATGGGGGCTACTGACACTAGTTCGGACACGGAAGCACTGACCCCTGAAGATACCGAAATTTTAAGACAAAGCGCTAGAAACCCAGCATTAGAGCTATCGCCTGAAGAACGAGCTCAACTAGAAGCTCAAGGTATTCCCATATTCCCCCCACCGCAACAAGAAACCATGAAGCAGAAAATGGTGGATACTATGGGGCTGTCGGAAGGGTTTCAGAATTGGCTAAACCGTTGGGGAAATGCTGTTGTCGGGCCACTGTTTACACTTCATAAAAAATCTTCGGCGTTCTACGGGCCCGAACAATTCTATTCTAAAACACGTGGGAAATTGTTGGGAAGTTTAATGGCACAACACGCTTTGAACGCAAACAATCTTGCGTTTGATGCTTTAAAATACGGAACCGCTGATATTGATGAACGTGGGTTTGTTTCTACGGTAGTATCTGACGACAATATTCGCACAGTTAATAAAGACTACAGCAATATCATGGCGGCGATGCAACGTGATGGAATGAGCCCCGCTATGGCTTACCAGAATACCGCATTGATGATTCTAGCTCCACGGTATAAATCTTTGATTAAGATGGGGATTAAATCAAAAGACGAGTTTTCTTCTGAAGCAATGACCGCCGCTGAACGGCTTCAATCAAAATACGCGACAGAGTATAAACAATGGCGAGACCGATATAACCGAGTCCGTAAAAACAAACGGGAGTTTTTGATTAAGTCAGGGTTAGTCACCGAAGCAAAAGCCGATGAGCTATTGGACCGTGCTGAATATGTTCCGTTTTATCGAATTAAAGACAGTGAGGGCATGGATGGAGTATTTATGCAAAACTTACTCGCCGCTAAAGGGGAGCAAAAGCTGGACTTTGACACGAAAGACTTCGACGTAGCGGACGTCATGTCAAATATCGCGAAGAACGAAATGTGGCTATACAAACGCGCAATATACAACCACACAACAAATCTAACAGTTGACCAAGTAGAAGAGATGGGTGGGGGCAAGCATCTTAAGGTACGACCAAAAGATGCTAAGGGGGTAATTACGTATCTTCGCGACGGAAAGCTAATGCACTTTAAGTTTGACGACCCGAACGATATGGCAGTGTTTGTAGCAGTACCAGCAATCAATAGCGCCGTTGTCCGGATGATGACAAACTTTGGACGCCTGTTGCGAAGAACTATTACGCTGACTCCGTCGTTTGTCTATCGGCAAGTTTGGCAGGATGTGGAACGCGCATGGATGCAGTCTGGGACGAATAAGAATTTTGTTTCGATGCTTGGAACTTCCATTCGAGAACAAGCAGCAAATTTTAGAAAACAAGACGAGACGGAAATTGCTAAAGCACTTAGAAATCGTGGGGTAATCGGAGCAGTTGAATATCAGGATAGTTTTGACAACGCTTTAGATGAGTTGCTGGAACGAGAACCGGATGGGGCAACAGAACGCCTATATAAATTTATGGAACGTGCGGAAAAACTTGCACAAAACAGCGATATGGCGGCTAGAGCAATTGTTTATAAAAATGCTTTAAACGAAGTTAACCCATCTACAGGGCAAAAATATACCCCGGGGGAAGCCGCGCTTCGTGCTCAGATGATGTTGAACTATCAACATAGGGGCACTTCACCCATGTTGCGAACATTGCTGTCAACCATTCCGTTTATAAATACAAAAATCCAAGGCGAGTGGCGGTTGATTGAAGCACTGCAAGGTAAGATTCCGGGGCTACCAAAAGAAAACGCTAGGAAATTACTGGCAGCAAAAATCGCCAAGATGATGTTGTTTACTACAGCCTATGCAATGCTACGGATGGACGACGACGACTATGAAAATGCATCTGATGAAACTCGTAATCGCAATTTCTTGTTTAATCTTGGCGGGGTCTCCATTGAAAATTCCGGTAGCCCCAGAATACCTCATCCCAAAAGCAGTGGCGGAACAAGCAGTTCGTAAAGTTATGGACGCCGAATTTTCAACTGATAGAAAACAAGGACACGCTATATTCACTGCATTTTCTGAGTTGCTATTAAGTCCTTCCGATTCGTTGCCATCCGTAGTTCGTCCAATTATCGAAAATATGACCAACTACTCTTTCTTTGGAGACCGAGCTTTGGTCGGGACAAACTTGCTTGGAAAAGATGTAAATCAACAGTACGTTAAAGGACAGACTTCGGAACTCGCTAAGTTTATTAGCAATCGAATGCATGAAATTGGCGGGGATACTATCGCGGTTAGTCCAATAAAAATTGATAATATGATTAACGGCTTGTTTGGTACTTTTGGACGTGATGTGATTTGGGCTACTAATCAGCTTGATGCGGCTATTACTGGGACAGAACGTGCGAATCTAAAGTGGAATCAATTGCCGGAAGTTGGCGCTGCATTTTACGACACTATGGGTAGTCAACGCGTAGGGGATTTTTACGACCTTCGTGAAAGGGTAATGAAGCGGTACAATACCTTCAACGATTTGCGTAAAAATAGCCCACAAGAAGCCAAAGAATACATGGAAAAGAACCGCAAATATTTGCAGCTGCAGCCACAGCTCAATGCAATTGAGTCTCAACTGTCTATTATCAGAGCACAACGAAATCGCATACTAGAAGACCCGAACATGTCGGGTGCAGAGAAGCGCGAAAAGATTGATACGTTGTCCGAGAGAACAAATAAACTACTTGGGACACGGATTCAACAGCTACAGCGTAAAATAGAATAGGCAAAAAAAGCCCCGACGGGGGTCGGGGCTCAGGCTTCATGGAGTCGAAAGGAGCGATACCTTTCGGGGGAGATTATATATCAACCCTTCCGATTCTCCAAATTCGTAGACCGTACAGCCCATTGTAAACTACACGTTCTACGCGAAGATTGACATTAAATTCCTTGGCTAGTTTTTTAGCCTCTCTTTTAACTTCTTCTTCGTCGATGCAGGGGACAAAGAAACTGTCCCCAATTTCCATACTAGCTATCGGCAGCACTATCGGTTGTTTCATCATCTTCACCTTGTGGAATAGCAAGCTGGCCTGAATATATGAGGCACCTTACCGGTGATGCGGACACCCCTGTACCAGTGAGCAGACGAACATTATCACGACCCAAATACGTCATCCCATCTGGGCTCGACTGTGAAGCAGCACTAAACGGAATCTGTCTACGCTCACAGAATTGCTTGAACTCCGCCAGAATAATAAACAGCTTATTGGTATCCGGCTCATAGCGTCCAACGACACGCACTGTTGGGTTATAGATTGGGGCTTGCGGCAAGCCACTACGAGCATCTGAATCACCGTTGATTTGCAAGATAGCGCCCTTGTTTGCGCTGATAAATTCACCAAGGACTTGGGTCAAATCAATCTGAGATTCAGCGGTCTCTTCACGGCGTTGCTTGAGCAATCGCACCAAAACCTCAACTAGGGTGTCAATGTCCCAGTTAATAATGCCAAGTGCACGTGCAATATAGCCGCCAGCAAACATACACGCAAAGGACGCTACCCATACCCGCTCACTGGATGTTGTCTTGAGCTTTGAGTTAAGGCTACGCTTTACCTTGTCCACCAGTTTGTTAGCGCCATTGGGGTCTTTTACCAATGCTTTCAGGTACATATCCCCCGCATGTCCGTAGTTTTCCTTGAGCGTTTTGGCGAGCGATTGCGCGAAGTTGTTCTCCAGTTCCTCGGGTTTCTGAATGTGGAACTCAAAGATACGGTGCAGTTCCCCGGCGGCGGTTGCCTTGTTTACGGTCAGCTTATCTGACATCACCGAGTTGGAAGAGCCAACCCCGATAGTTTTCCAGAACGAATTGTTTACGCGTTCTTTATTCTCGTTTGCTTTCAATCGGTTGCGAGCCCGTCCTTCATGGAAGCTATACGCCAAGTCAGAGAACTCTAAAGGTAACATATTTGTTATCTCATCCATACACACAGGTAGGTTCCGCATTACCCCGAGACGATGATACCGCGCTGCAAGGGTGTCGGTCTTACGTAGCATGAGGTGTTCGGTCTGCCCGTAGACTGAGTTGATAAAGTGCTGCACGGTGGTCTTGCCTGTACCGGAATCAGATGCCCACATATTCAACAGCACCCCATTTTCCTCGATAAGCTGCATCAAGGGCGCACCAAACGCAGCAAGGGCTACAATCTGGTGACTATTCCCAACCCGGCCTACCCAATACTTCCATCACGGACTTCCACTTGTCGTAGTCACCGAAAGGTTCTAAGTAACCCGCATGCATGCTGGTGTGTGCCGAGGGTGGGCTGTACCGCTCTCCATTCGCTGTGATTTCACGCTTACCGATGACAAACACCGATTTATTGTCGTACCAGCCAAAGCTAGGCCGGGACATTTCCAGCTTCATGTGACGCTGAAGTTCTTTATTTGATGCAATGATATAAGACATAATCGCCTCCATTCTCTTTTTACCAGCAGACACCCCATGATGCGCTAATGCATCGCGTAGTTTATCTTGTGCTGCTATGTGTTTCAGTGGGATATAAAACTCTTGTAAACCGTCCATAGGCAAGATGAGATTAATTAGCAAGACCTCGCCATCTTCCTCATCTTTAACCCGCTTCATAACAAATAAATCATTTTCATACACCAGAATATCGCGTTTCTCACCATCAGCTGCCTCTTCAGTCGTGTAAATCCCCCCATTAACCCCTCGGAAATATGGGAAAGGTAGCTTGGGGAATTTAATTGATGTTGGTAGGCTGGGTGGAGGCGCTGCTTCTTCGGAGACGGTCTCCGGAATTACCGGAAGGGGTACCTCATTACTTTCGGCCTGTCTGATGAATGCACCTAATTGTATTGGGGATGTGATGTTCCCCTTGTGCTTACAACCCTCGCATCTGTCAGGAAAGTTAGCTTCAAACCAATCACAGCGCCGTGCGCTATACGGTGGCTTATTAAACTCATCAGCCTTAAACTCAGTAGTCTCTGGGGAATACCCGGGGTGATTCTTTGATAACTTATGAATAGCTACCGGGCCATCCTCACAACGCACGGCAATAGATAGCCCAGCACACCACAAATCATAGTGGGTATCTTTCGGGTTTTGCAACATGTGTGCGATTTGTGCACAGCCCTCGCCAGACAAACTTTTCTTTGCGACAGTCGAAAACTTGGTACCTTTGTTACCCAGCAGATGCTTGGTAGTTTCATCCATTTCTCTGGGGATAAAATTCAATGGCGCTATCCGTACAGATACGCCGAGGGTATTAGCGGCTTCGCGCACTGGACTTTCAAACTGGGTAAGCGGAATAGGGGCTGGGATATCCACACCCTCAAGAAACTGAACCTTGGCTTCTTTGTTGAAATTGTATGTACCGGGCACCCGCAATACTCGTGCGCCATCTGCAGGAACTCGTGGGTCAATAGCCAGCTTTTTCTTGAGACATACTGCCTTGAACATGTCTGCGATAGGTTGCCATTTGTCTTTTGATAGCGCAGACTCAAGCCGCCAGTATACATGCCAGCCGCCCCCAGAATCGACGATAGCTGGTTGAGGTAACCCAACATCATCAATGAACGTAACCAGCGCTTGCATAGCGCTAACCTTGTCTGGGTAACCCTCGTTTTTATTTACCTTCTCAGGGTCGTAGCAATCTAAGTCTAGCCAAAATGCTTTGAGTTCAGATACATTCTTTTGAGTTCTCGATGTATTGTCTTTGAACGAGGCAAGTGCGAAGTAGGTGTTACGTTGTTCGTCTAGGTTTTCTTTTATTAATTTTCTGGTGTCATTTAGTGAGTCTGCGAATTGTTGTTTGATGCTTTTTCCTTTGATTCCTATCACACAGTAGGTTCCCCCACGTGGTACAACGGAATCTATGAAATCCATTGCCTTCATATTGCCCCCGTGTTGCGATGAAGTGGGGACCACCACAAATTCACATGATAGTCCCCAAGTACGAAGTTGTTAGTGTGAACTTATTCGTCCCACTCGTCAATCAAATCGGTGAGAGCAGACTTCGCAATAGGTTCTTCTTTTACCTTATTGACCTTCACCGGTTCTTCTTCGACATCATCTTCTTCAACAACTGGAGCTGGCTTAGCAACCTTTGGTTTTGTTGGCTTTGGGGCTTCTACTGCTACTGCTTTCGGAGATTCAAATGGTTCTGAATCCTCGGGCGTCGTTACCCCATCAACTCTAGCCACGGTCATGGTAATTGCCCGCTTAGCTTCTTCCGAATTGCCTTGCTCGACACATGTTTGGTACTCTTCCTCAGTCAATGGGCGCACCGCACGGAATGTCAACTTCGGAGTAGCTGACGCAGTATCGAACCGCATTTCAGTAACAACCGCACGGACAGGAATCTTGTTTTGTGCCATGAACCGAGCGTATGCTTGCATCGGAAGCTTTTGACCATTAACCCCTTCGCCAAAGATACTGGTCGACGGAATAGGTAACTGATACACATCCCCAGACAAGTCCCCCTCAAGCACAACCGCGAGGCGTTGTTGATACCGACAAGCACGAGATTCGCCTTGACCAGAACCCTTGATGTTTTGAGGGCATGCCATACATGTGCTGGCTTGTGGGTTAGCTGCGTCTGGGCTTGGCTTAGTGCCGTCCGGAGACCAGCATGCTGGAGGTTTTGGTGCTGCATCCGCATCGTATGTACCCTCATAAAACTGCCGACCGATTGGGGATGCCCCAACAATAACGATATTCATCGCCCGGTCCTCGTTAGTCATCAGCTCTTCACCGTTAACCAATAGGCGGAACACGCCACCACGAATCGAGATACGCTTACCACCACCGTTACTACTACCGGCTAGGTTCTTTGTAGTTTCATCCAGCTCCGCAGTTTGCAGGTATGTTGGAAGAGCTGCGCCCGATGAAAAAATTGCTAAGTTACTCATTAGTGTCTCCTTTGATATAGTTGATGAGTACGTCTTTGTGAATCCGGTATATCCGACCAACGCGCTTTGCTGAAATCTCGCCATTTTCAATCAGCTTATACAGCAGCTTCTTGTCGATGCGAAGAAAGTCAGCGGCCTCCTGTGTTGTTAAAATGTCATTCTCGTCAGCCATTACAGCTCCTTTCTTGGTTTATACAACTTGATTTCATAAGTACGCTCCGAATTCAGCGCTGGGGGTAAATCGTCTGGATGGTCTACAATCCATTCCTTCATTGCGGTGTCAGAAATGCGGCGTTGAAGTAAATGCACTGCTTCGTTTTCACGAATATAATCAAGTAACGGGCCCCAATCACTGCACCAAAACCTGTCCTTCACAGTACGGGATACGGTACCGTATTTGGTCTTAACGCTTTCAACGCCCATCTCTTTGAATAGTCGGTTGATTTCGTGAGTAGCCAGCTCTAGCTGTTGCTTAAGGCTGTTGTCTTGCTCCTCATACGCACTGGCTATTTCTGCTCGCTTGGCTTTGATTTTCTGAACAACCATTGCCAATTTGTCGATTGTAATATCGCTCATAGTTCGCTCCTTTCATAGTTCAAGTAGTTAGATTACTACCTCTTTTTATGTACGTCAAGTCTTTTAACGTGTTTTAAATCTGTAAAACCTCCTTATACAGGTTAATTAGGGATGAATGGTTATCAATACGTTTTTCAAGCATATCGTACATCTTTTGTTCTACCGGACTGCCTTGCAACATGAATACTGTAACCTTGGTATCTTGCCCTTTACGGTGTGCCCGAGCATTAGCTTGTAGGTATGTTTCTACACTCGACGTTGGGCCAAACCATATAACCGAACTTGCTGCAGTCAAAGTAATACCGTGCGATGCTGCTTGAGGCTGAATGATAATGACCTGCACATCGGGGTTGTCTTGGAAATCGTTAATTATCTTACCGCGTTTTGCCGGTGGGACATCACCATGAATCGAAGCCGTTTGTATTTTCCGCTTGGCTAGATGTTCCTGAATCAGCTCAATGGTGTGCCTGAACGGAGCAAACACAATTACCTTCTTTTCCGATTCATCAATGATTTCATCCATGACATTTAATCTGGTTGAGACGTCAAACCGCAGCACTTCTCCTGCATCGGAATATACTGCGCCAACCGAAATTTGAAGTAACTTAATCAAATTAGCCGCTATGTTCGCTGAGCTTACTTCTTCCCCAGCCGCCTGCATAATCATTTGGTCTTTCATTTTTCGATAATATTTCATCTGCTGCTGCGTCAGTTCAACATCTCGGCGAGTGTATAAAATTTCTGGCAGGTCTAAGCACTGCGCTTTGGTAAATCGAATAGCTGGCTGGAGTGCATTGAATACGATGTCTTTGGCACGAGGTCTTGGAATCCAGCGGTACATACTAACCTTCTGCATCACCATATCTTTCCATTGGGTGAAATACCTAGGTACTCGCTCTGGACAAACAAGTTTAGCTAACCCATATGCATCCTCTGGTGACTGCGCTGCAGGGGTACCTGTCATCATCCATAACTTAGCGTTTGTCTCTTGAAGTAGCTTATTAAATGCTTTCCACCTACGGGTAGTCACAGTCTTTAGGTTGTTAGCCTCGTCCACAATAATCAGGTCAAAGCCACCAGCAATAAGCTCGTCGAGAACAATCTCGATACCATCATAGTTAATTACTACGAACTCCGCTCCCGAGTTAATTACCTTTTTACGATGCGGACTTGCTCCATGAGCAATCCCAACTGACCTGTGCATGACCGAGCGAAACAAGTCGTCCTTCCACGCTGCATGCATAATAGAGATAGGGCAGACTACCAATACCCTAGATATTTCACCAAGGTTCATCAAATAATCGGCAGCCCACGCAGCGGCAGCAGTCTTGCCAGTGTTACCCGAAGCGAACACACACCCATTCCTTCTAAATATTAGGAAGGTTGACGGCACCATAAAGCAATACTTAAACCCATCGGTAGACGGTTCACGCCACACTGAATGTTTTGTAATACTGCTAGATGCGGAGCTACGAATACCAAGGCCTAGTTGCATTTTAGTTCGTACAAGCACTGTGTACTCTATTTCTGTAGCACCTCGACGTTCACGTGTTTGAGCTAGGAGCCGTGCGGTGTACCCTAAACTAACGTAACAAAACTGAATGAAGTCCGCTGATAATTTACTGAAGGTTGAAAAACGACGGGCGCGGTTTATATTTTTTGAAATGCTTCCATCCCAATGCATGACTTCATTAATAATAACCTCACGTTGGGGCACTGATGCATTCCACCACCAACTACCAAATTCTTTATCGTGGCGCGGCGCATCAAATCTAAATACTGTATACCCTTGTGCTGTTTTGTAATCATTACTTCGCTCAGTCCACGATATGTTAGCTTCAGTTAATATTGCGCGTAGTCTATCCTTCTTCCTGTCTTTTTTGATTCTAATAATGCATTTATTAGTTTGTCTCGGGAAACTACCATCCGCGATTACAGCTACTTGCACTTTAATTTCAGCGTCTGTAAGAGGTATTTGTGTTTTTGTTTCCACAGAAAATGTATTAGGGATTAACGCTCTACCAAAAGGTATCACACCCTTAACTTTACCGGTACGTGTCCCAGCTAGATATTCATCGTGCCTATACTGCAGTTCGTCCGCGTGTAATACTTCAGTACGAGACCCGTCAGTTAATAAAACTCGATGTTCAGGGCTTAATAATTGGTCAACCCCGTATTTTGTTTTTACTCTAACCATTTCAGGGCACGGTAACTTTACATACTCGACAGGTTCTACAAACTCTGCTTTTCGTGTGTTCGGGTGATATTGAGCGACTAACCCACCTGAGTATTCTGATATCTTTTTCCAACCTGTAGGGGTTAAATACTCAGTTTCAGAGTCAACACACCCCTGTTCCGATAGGAGAAAACAGCGTTCATGCGCCGACAAAAATTCGGCGGTTGCTATCTGGTGTGACATGGGGCGATATACCCCGGGCCAGTTGTATGTGCGTAAGGGTGGGGGTGGGAGTTTCTTGAACCCAAGTTCTTTGAGTTTCTTTATCTCATCCCGTCCCCAATAAACAAGCACCTCGTCAATGTCAGTATCGGGTACGGTACCTAATACTTTACTTTTGGGGATATACGCAGTTATCTTTTCAGCTAGACGCGTTCTTAGCTTTAGTGCGCGATTTTCGATTAGCTCCATTGTCTGCCTTATTTTCACTAGGGTTGCGTAACCGCAGGTTTCCTTTACTGGATTTACCTCCGGCACGAAGGGGTTTCACATGGTCAATATCTTTACCTGCTCGGTCAATACCTTCTTTATCATACATGCGGCGGGCACGTTGACGTTCGATTTGGTCTTTGTCCTCGCCACGGCGTTGCTGCTGAGAGTACTCTTTTTTCCAAACTGACGCTGGTGTTGGTTTCTTGCGGGGCATAACTATCTCCTTCTGGGGGTCCAAAACTCACATGTTTTATGCGGACAGTATGGACATAGCCCAGAGGGTTTTGGGGTCCACGATTCTTGTTCCGCGCATATCATTATGATATCTCGTTTGGATGTCCAGTAGGAGAATAACTCCGCGAACTGCTCTCTTGTGTACTCCCGTTTTACCATCACATCATGCAAGAGAAACATGAGTGCCCCTTTGACTTTCATGACAGTTGGGAACTTGGCAAACACCATCAAGGCCATTAGCTCTAACTGCTTGGGGTCTGGGTACTTGGCACTACCAGTCTTGTAGTCAATCACTCGTGCTACATCGTTGTTCACAATAACCAAGTCGGCAATCCCACGCACCACACCCGTATCATCATTAAAATCAACAGCTTGTCCGTGCTCGTTCAGCGCCATCTCAATCTCGCAGTGCTTAGTGCCCGGATATGCAATCAGCTTATCCAGTATATCTTTGAACCGCACATGACCACCTAGGGGAATCCCATCCTTGACATAATCTTCACAGGCTTTGTGCACTTCCTTACCATAGAGGGTGTACTCGGTATCTTCATGCGGGTATGCCTTCAAAACCTTGGTCTGATAGAACTTCCTCGGGCAGTTGTCGAAGTCTTTGATAGCGCTGAACGATAATCGCATAGAGGTTCCTAATCTAGAAAAGGAATGTCGGGAGTGGTTTTGCGTAAAGCATGGTACTCAAGCTGTACTTTAGCACTGTTGATAATTTTCCCCGCGACATTAGCCAGTTCTTTCGCGTCTTTCGGTTTAATAGCTCCTGACTGTAATTGGTCAAATACTACCAATAATTCATCACGCAGTTGTGTTGCTGTTTTCATTTAACGCTCCTTTTAAGTTGGTGTAACACTCTTCTCGCTTCTATCAAAGCTTGTGGCACTTCGATATCTTTTTTAAGACCTAATAATTTTTTCTTTACATACCAATCGGGTAGGTCTTGAACTCTTTGACGGTCCCTAGCTTGTCTGTATACCCGACGATTTGCTGCGCTTTTACGACCACTTTCCAGTACTTTTTCGTGACTATTAATTTTATATTGCCTAACTCTTTCTAAAATCCGTTCACGATTGGTTATGTAATATGCTTTTTCTCTTTCCAGTACATGTTCTCTATTGCGTTCATACCATTCCTTTGCTTTTTTAGCTAAATGCTCTTTGTTTTTGCAATAGTATTCATGGTTTTGTTTGTTTAATTTTTCTTTATTTCTCTGATAATGGTCAGCATGTAATATTTTTTTACATGGTTTGCATATACGGTCAAGCTTATCGACCGCAGATTGTCTTTTATGATAGTCTGTTAAAGGTTTACACTCTTTGCATCTACCACAAACTTTACTTAGCATCGCCATACGAATCTCCAATACCACCTTCAGCATCCAATGGTAAATCAGGTGCCCACTCCGGTGGTGTTCGCATAAGTGTAATCAAGTCGTCCAGTGCTTGTTGCGCTTCTGCTTCCGGTACCATCAACAACACTTCATCGTGAACCGTACCAACGACTTGATGCTTCTTGCTTATACCCACAATAATCTCTGCCATGATATCACGCGCTAATGACTGAACGCAACGCTGGTAGCATTTAGAACCGTAAACTTTATCCCTGTTACGTCTTTGAGCATATGAATACTCGACTTTACCTGTTTCTTTATTGATAGATTTCTTCAAGTCAGGGTAGGTAAGTACCAGTCCGTTCGGTTTAATCAAGCCGATGTCATCTTTTTGTAGCCGCGCAGCTCCTTGAAATGCGGAACCGATGCGAACTACTCCATTGCGTAGGTACGTCCTAGACTGACCAGCAAGCAACGCATCAAGCACCTTACTACCTTCGTTCCATGCCTCGACCACCTTGTTGTACCCTGTCCGGTATAGCTTGGTCAGTGTAGCAGCTTCTTGCTCAGTAACGGTAGTCACCCCCTTGCTCATGATACGTATGGTACCCTGCAACTTGGCTGCACCAGTTCCGTAAATCAATGACAGGCTGGCGCACTTGCCTACAAATCGTGCAGGGTCTTTCTTTCCGATAGATTCATAGGGAATGTTGTACGCTTGGGATGCGAAGTCTCGATACAGGTCAACACCTTCACGAATCAAGTCCAGCTTATCATCCTGCCCTGCAAGCCAAAGACCTAACCGCAGCTCGATGTTCGACAAGTCGGCAACAACAATCTTATAACCTTTGGGGGCGTAGATAGCCTGTCTCAGTGCATCGCTTGGCTTTGGGTTGTCAGGGTCAATGCGGCTGAGATTCTGTGGGTTTACGTCAAACCCCGNNCACCTATGCGTGACAGAGGCTCCCGAATATTTAAGCGGTAAACGGGAATGTTCCACGTTCAGATATGCCCAAAAAGGCTTCGGTCCGGGAAATTCCGATTGTAGATTTGAAGCCCATCCTCGCGGCAAATAGCGCCTGAATAGTTGGGTTCGGGTGGTCCTCAAGTGCCGTGAACTCCTCATCTGTTTTCGCAAAAGCGAAAGTCTCCTTACCCGTTGTAGGGCTGATTTTCTTAGGCGGTTCAACTCCGTTCTCCTTAAGTAACAGCGCGAACTTCTCATTGCTCATCAACTGCTTTTGCAGCGTCTCCTCGGACTTTACCCCGAGTTCTTTCATGAGATTAAACATGAGGCTGCGTCTGTCTACACCCATTTGATGCAGTGCTTTTGATAATATGTTTTTATCAACGACGAGTTTGGGTTCGGTAAACATCCGCACAGTTAGGTCGATTAGCTTGAGCTCTTTTTTTGGGAACTGTGGCACCATGAAATGCATAAGGGTATGGGTTAGGTTAACGTCATTTTTACAATACTCACCGTATGACACTAGTTCGTCCGGCGTAAAATCCAGCCTGCGTTTGCCCAGCGCATTGAGAACCTCGGTACCTTTTTCACCAATCCCGTACAGCTTTGCTAGGTTAGCCAGTGAGCAACTTTCATTAACCCCGTGCAGCACGTTAGCCATTGACAGTGTATCGAGAATCCGTGCAGGTCTCAGACCATATACCCAGTTGAGAATTGCCACATCGAAGTGCGCGTTTTGTGCGCAGACAGCATTGTTAGGAATATCCCACTGACGCAGCCATTTCTTTGTCTCCGCGAAGTCCCCACTGAACCATACTGCCGGCTCATCGTTGCGCTTGACTGCCACACCAATCGTCTCAAACAGCGGGGAGCGGATATATTCTTCAGTAGTTATTTTAGACAGACTGAAGTTGCGGTCAAAAAATGATTCAAAATCAAGCACTAAAATATCCATCAATACACTCCAATAATATGCTGGATTAAAAACTCTAGGTCAGCTAGGTTAGTTTCATTCACGACTATCGCGCTTCCACCTGCCTGACGTATCCGGTCAATCTCACGTAGTTGTAGCTCGGTCGGCTTGTTGTTACCAGCCTTAGCCTCTATACCTATGAAGTGCCCTTTGCAACAGGCGATAATGTCTGGAATCCCAGCACGTCCCATACCAGCCATGAAGGGTGAGAAGTAGTAGATGTTATGTGCATCAAGCAGTTGGGTGATTTGTTTCTTCACCCGTTTTTCAGGTGTCATCGCCATTTTCAGTTCTCCATAGTTCGTAAATAGTTTGAGGGGTTATCCCCTTCTTGACTTGTTCAATCTGATAGTCGAGTAGTGCCTTTGCTTTTTCTTGCATTTCGGTACGGCGTGCTACTGCATTGAGCAATTTAGTGCTTGGCCCACGCTCATGAAACTTCTTATGCAGTTGAGTTAGTTGAGTTCGGTTTGATAGTGTAAACCGTTTATAGTCTGATTCCAACAGTTTTATTTTTTCCTGCAGGGCTTGAGCTTCATGCTTTTCTTTCATAGCCACCATTCTTGCAATGGCTTCCCGTTGCTGCCGTGCCTTACGTTTCTTGGTAGCTTTAGCACGTTCGTCTCGACAGTCCATACACAATCCACTCCACCCTGTAATTGAATCAGCGTAGAATTCATGAATTGATTTGTATTCCCAGCACTTAGAACAACATTTTGTTTTCACCGTAGTCTCCTTCGCTCCTCCCACAGGTCTCGACAGTTGGCATCGCACCATCGTTTTTCAGCTGGTAAATCTTCACCGCACTCAAGGCAATACCCGTTAGCTTCTGCTTCTTTAGCTAATCGCTGGGTATATTTCTTACGGATTTTATCTTCCAGCTCCATCCGGTCTTGGGTCATGTCTGCATCATCTGACATCTGTCAACTCCAGCTCATTCATCTCTACTTCAATCTTCTGGTCTAGTGGGGTCATCGCCATCACGGTAGTCGGGAAGTGCCCTGCACTAAGTACCTCTAAAACACAATTACCTTTCTTCCACCACACCCATTTAGGAAACTGTGGGTTTACTCTTTCGTTACTCATTACTCACCTCCTTACGTTTTTCCAAGATTGGTATGTTTTTATTTTTCCAATCGTAAACTCACTTACCCCATAAGCCGCTGCAAGATACGCTATCTTATCCGTAGATGCTCTAATCTCTTTTACTTGCTCTGTCGATAACTTTTTCCTGTATGTGTTTGGCTCGACTGGCTTATTTGATATGAATGTTGGTACGTCCATCCAGTCTAGATTGCTTTCGGGTGCATCCGGTACATCTTTCGTCGTCATGGTCAATGCTCCATTGGCAGTCGGTTGTCATCTTGTGTCTGATAAAAGTGGGTTGCATGGTGTACTGCCCAAAGGCCGAATATTGGCGCTCTAATACGTAGTACCCATTCATGCGCTCTTTGTTATGACATCCGTATCGGTTACTGTGGGCCATTTTTTTCCTGCTGCTCTTGCCAGTCCTGTTTGAGTTTAGCCTCATATAAATCCATCAGGGCGTTGAATCGTGTGTTGTAAATCGTAATTAGCCCTAGGATATAGTTCTCACGTTGGTCAATCGTCATGGTATCTACTGCTTCGTACAAAAGCTGCAAGTCCTCAACCACATGCCAACACCTAAATATTTCTTGTTCAATGTCAAAGTCATTACCCATCGTTATCTGCCTCCTCGATAATCTCGACCTCCGTCCATGCTGCTAAATGAACTACCTCCCCGTTTTCTAGTGTGCAATAGGAATACATACCGTCAACGTGGTGAAACTTAAACTCCAGCGGCTCATCGCCTTCTTCGGTTTCCAATGACCGCACTAGCACATTGCGGGGGCACTCATACAATTTCATTACTCTCTCCTTTTCGTAGCGTCCATGTTCCGTCGCCATTGTCTACCCACTCTATCACAGTACCTTCTTCCCAGCCAAGCCCTTCTATCGCCTCACCAGAAAAAATAATATACTGGTCACCTGTCTCTTCATCTTCTGATACTATTGCTGTGTATTTCTTGTCGCTTTCCATACATGATTCTCCTTCCACACAGGGCTTAAGTCATTGTACGTTTTCTTCGCAATCCCATACGGCTCACGCACTTCATGCCACATACTACCTTTCGTAAGCAGTTGATAATACGCGCCAATCTGAAAGAGCGGTGTGTTTCGTAGTGGGTGTTCCTCCGGCAAGTCATCTATGCATATCTCCACGCTCATCCTTTCCAAAAAAGCAAACCAATATCATCGCCGCACTGAACCCCATGAAGAACGATGGGCCATAACAAATTATATATTCCCATACCTCCTGTATCATGCTGGCCTATCCTTTTCTATCTCGTCATACACTGCATCAAAGTCGATATGGTGATGCACCTCAATAGTCCCTGTTTTGTGTTTAGCTAGTTCATGCTTGAGGCGGGCTATCTCACGGTCGCGCTTTGCTAGTTTTTTTTCGACCTTACACATCAGGCGCTCCATTGCGTCATCGTAATTAGATGCCCAGTCAACTACAGCGCCATCAGGTCTCCAAGGACTGTCTGTCCAAAAGATAAACCCTGCCTTCTTCAACATCTTTTTACTATTGGTATTCATCTGGCTATTCTCCATAAAATTTAAGGACACGGCACAGCGCCGCTCTATCTTGTTCCAGCTCCGCTTCTTCTTCCTTTGGGTCAGAAGAATATATGGGTAAGGTAATCTCAGTCTTTTGTGGGTTACTTAGTTCTGATATTTCATAGTCGATAAATTGTAGCTGTTCTTTTAGCATCTTGACAGTAAGTCGCACAGCTTCGATTTCATCGAGCTTTACTTCATATTTATTTGTTTCCATCATCAAGCCTTTCTATCAACCCAATGTAACCGATAGCATCAACAAGATTGTCTCGCTTCTCGGCGTTCATCTGCCGCACCTTCTTCAAGTCAGCCATCATCCAGCATACATCCTCCGATGAGATTGGTATAAAGGTTCCATACTTCGTTGTAAGATAAAGAGCCCACTGGTGTGCAATGCGCTGAAGATTCTTTGCAGGGTGTCCATACGTCTCCTCTCTGTCTCCGTGAATTATTTCTTTAGCTTCGTCGAATACGTTACTCATACTTATCCCATCCTTCCTTTAGATGATTGAAATCTCTCGGCTCAGTCACCGCAGTTGTTTTACCGCATACGCCACAAACGCCAATGTGCCATGTCGCAACACCGCATGGCTTGCGCCCATATTTCGTGCCGCAGTCGTGGCAAATCCATTGAGGGTAGTTCATGTGTTCCTTAAAAATCCTCCTTGTTCCTAGAATAAAAAACAAAACTTAATCGGTTTTTTATCTGTAGTGCGTATATTGTAGTCATGACATATCCTCATCGTCTCGTGTAAAATATCCGTCCATAGCTAAATCTGCTCCGATATACATGCCTAAACTAAAAGCTATAGCTATATAAATAAAAGTCATGGCTCTACTCCAAAGTGTTGTTTTACCTTTGTTCCTAAACTATTCATAGGATGACTGGGCGGGGCGATATGTTTATCTAATACCTCGGCGCACTCCCGCACAATCAGCTCGGCGAACTTTTCCCTATTAAAATAAGTTTCTTGTATAGCAAATCCTAGCTGAATACGTTCAATACACTGTTCCGCCAGCTCTGCAATCTTCTCGTTCATATTACCATCCAATCTGAATTCCATAGTTTTGATACAAGGGTCTTCTACAATCATCGAGGCCACCACCAAGAACATACTTTTCGCCGTCAAACGTAACTTGAGCTTGATATCCCAATTCTTTGAGTTTAACCATTGCAGAATTTTGTACCGGAGTAACCATCTTATCGAGTATCTCAAATGACGCCAAAGCGTCCAGATGAATAAAAACGCGCCGATGTCCCCTCTTAGCGGCCTCGATTACTTTTGGTTCAACAGTTTGTTTGAGGAATGCTTCAACCTCTGTGCAGCTTTGGTCGTACAGTTCTTTGGCTTCTTTTGCGGATATCATAATTAAACTCCAAAGTGTTGCATAATTTTTAGGTCTGCCCTTAAATACGAATGCGTCGAGCGTAGTAATCTTCTACCAGTACGGCGCACTCCCGCACAATCAGCTCAGCGAATTTTTTAAGCTCTTCTGTGCTAACGCCTTCATATCCAGATGTAGAACCAAAAACCATTCCATCATGCTCGTAAAGCCCCGCCTGCTTTGTAAGCTCTCTAATCTTCTCGTTCATCGCTCAACTCCATATCACTTTTACTATTACAAACAGGACGAGCACGACTACGGCTGCGGACACAATCGCTTTTGCTAAGTCGCGCATCAATCCACCTCCACTTCTTGCCAGTCTGTACACCACTCCACGAAATAAGGGCAAGCTGCAAGCTCTATAGCATCATCGGGGCCATCTGCGGTCTGCGTAAATTTTTGTCCGCCTTTTTCCAATAGAGCCACCCGATACCGCAGCACTTGCTTTTCAGGCACGATGCGCCATTTAAGGTCTGGGCGGGTTAAAGGGTTTATGGCGGCAGTTGCTGGATACCAGTCTCCAATAAGGCCCTCAACCTCTTTCCCATCTGCCATGGCGTGTATCTCAGCAGCCCATTTGTGTGGTGTTGTCATGATGTTTCCCCCAATTCTTTCCACCGAATAGCGCGGATGATTTTCTGCGCACCGACAGCGGCGATGGCGTTTTCGGCCTGTTCTCTTTTGTCAAAGTAAACATAGAATCGACCTTCTGGTATGTAATCAAACATTGCTGAATATAACTTATATGCCGAATCAGCCCGAATGCCAAAATTAAATTTCCCTTTAACAAACTTCCTCGCCCCTTCCTGCTGGCTCAACTTGTAAGCCACCTCGCGGTAGTGCTTCTCGGCTTCGGCTTCTGCGCGGGTGCGGAATGCGTTGCCTTGAGATATTGCTTTGTCCAGCCACCCGCCAGCGCGATATGTGTAGCTACGAAGCTCTCCGCACTCTGTCAAATTAAAAACATCATCCCCCTCCTGCGGCCACGCTTTCGGCGCTTCTTCCAGCCGCCTGAGTTCTACGCCGAGTTCGGCGTACTTTTGTTTCAGTTCGTTCAGGTCTTTGTTCATTTCATTCTCCTTATTTTTTCTACAATCTCTGTTGCCGCGCTCTCAAGGTCATGTATCCATGCCACATTAAAAGTCATCTTTGGGCGCCAGTAGCCGTCGTCTTCCATGTATATCGTCACATCTTCGTTAGAAAATTTCCAACCAAACAATTCCCCTGAACCATCTAAGTCAGATTCCAAAAGAACGTCAGCGGCTAGGTCTTTGTTCATTTCAATTCTCTCCTTGAGTATCTGCACATGCACGACAAACAACTCGGCGCTTATGTCCAATGAAGAAATTCCCACAATGAATGCACTTGCACTGGTATTGGCCGTTTTCGTGGGGAAAATCCTCAACCCAATCTCGCACTGGTTCTTTCGTGGTTCTGTCAGTCATTTCATTCCTCCAATCTGTTTCGCTTCAGCTACCCCTTCGATGACTTCAATACTGAGCTTCTGCGCGGTATCTTTGGCAGTTTGAACGAGGGCTTCACCGAGAACTGCCAGCACTTGTTTGCATTGCTCGCTGTCTAAACGCAGCGCAAGCTTGCCTACCTCACCAGAAAAAGTGGCTTCTCCGGTGAACTGTCCTGAGTAGCTTCTCGACATATATAGTTTTTCAAGAATCATTTCATTCCTCCAATCTGATTTTTCCGAGGTAGCGGTCGATGGTATCTATAGGCTCTATACATATTGTTGTAGCACCAAGATACTCACCATAAACCCACAAATACTTCTGCTCTTTTGCTGGCTTGGCGATGCGGTATGGTCTTCCTGCAACCCAATCACCGGCAAACGGATACCATTTCCCTTCGTGCATTTCCTCCACCTCTGCACCATCAAGCCATGCGCGTATTACGTCGTCGTATCCAGTTCTCATCACCAAACCTCACCTTTCCCTATAAATTGATGTCGATTGCCGGTAGCATCTGAAAATGTAATTGTGCATGCCGCAACCTTCGGGCCGTGTATCCAGTCAATAATGCGCGTTCCAGCGAGCGTTACGCAGATAATGAGTGATACAGCGAGCACAAAACTCAAATCATCTGGCGTTATCCACGTCTTCATGTTCATCTCCGGAACTCCCAAGAAAATCTTTGGGGTTGAGTATCGGTTTGTCCACAGCCTTGTGCATGAGCTCCAGCGTTTCTACTAACTCTTGCAAGCTATCTCCCAAAACTAATGGGTCGGTATATCCTTCAGGATTGCCTTGCTTGTCGTAGTATGCTTCAACAATCCCGTATAAAAGCTCACCGTCTGGTGAATGGTCTGTTAAATCCATCACTCTATAGTTCCACGTCATTCTTCGCTCCCTTCTTCTAAATAAGCTGTTACGTATATACCTGCTAATACTGTGAGCACGAACCCCACCCCTATCAAGAACCAAAAAGTGGATATAATAAGCCCAAGTATTGCAACTCCAATTAACCATGCTACTGAAATATAAAACAGTACCTTACTCATTCTTCGCCCCCTTCGTAATGTAAACCGGTTGGCCCGTTGCTCCCTATAATATCCATGCGTTGCTCATCCCACTCAGCCAACCACTTGGGGCAACTAGTCCACGCGCACTCCTCAACGGTATTTAGTTCCTTACCACACACCTTGCACAGGGCTTCTTCTGGCTTGGCTTGCTTTCGGAATATGCGGTCAAAGTTCTCCTCGAATTCCTTTGAGTTTGGCTTTGTCATAATTAAGTCTTTGGTAATATCGTTTCGTGCTGTCAAAATGGAGCCTCCTCATGGGTCTCAAAAATACTGGGTTCTTTGGGTTTCTTAGGTTTGGGTTGAACGACTAGCTTACAGTCGGGGCGCTGCTCCATGAACCAAAGCGCATCTTGCTTACTAAGGAACGTGCGGAGCAACTCCCCATCACCGTCGTACACCCAGAATCTACGCAACGCTGATGAACCCAAACATATACGAGCACACTACGGTTGCAGCAACTATCATGACCGCCCAGAAATACCAACTACTTTCGGGGTTATTTATCCCCGAGTCACCAAAGGGAATGTCGGGGCGTGGGTCAGTGCGATGAAAGTAATAATCATTGCGGTTGTATAATGTTTTGAAATCTTTCATGTCGGTCTCCAAAGTTGGGTTGTTTGACACTAGTTCTTCACAGTTATATATCCAAAAAAGGTCATGGGATATCCGCTGACCTACCCCCACAATTTCTTCAGGTGGCGATACTAACTGCAATGCCGCTAAAGATACTTGCAGGTTGTCGGGTAGGTTTATGTCTCTTTGGTATACCGCTGAGGATGTGGGCATGCCTTCATCTCTTTCTGGTGCAGTCCCCCATCGAATTGCGCGAATAGACCCATCCGCTAGTTTCTGTATTTCAATCATAGTCTCACCATTTAACTCCTTCTAAAGTAGTTTGTCAACTTACTGTGCCCATAGGCAACTCGACGGTTTTGTACACCGTACCAGCTTTTAATAAATGATTTCTGATTTGGGCATATGTGTATGGCTCTTTCCAAGTATTTACATTAAACATCATGCCCATGTACACCACAGGCCAATCATCTTCTGAAATAGACTCAGGTGAGCGCATAAACAAGTTGGCTGCGTTTACATAAACGCGATTCTCGGGATAGTTTGGGCGCATGATTGATTCTGCAAACATAGTATCAAACCCTTTAGCCCATTCGAGGAACGGTTTATACTTAGCCCTTGCTTCCTTTGTCTTTTCGCGGTCGACCATTTTTTTGGTTGGTTTCACTGAATCCGTAATGCTACCGTCTGGATGAATAGTCATACTGCAATTGCTAGGCACAATGTAAAGCCCATGTGAACATTTCACGATTGTGTTACCCTTGCTGTTCCATGCACCATACCCATACGGTAAGCAATACCTGATAAAGCTGGCAGTTGATAGCGTATCCCACCCGCATGTCGTAACTTCAATGCGCCCATCACGGTGATATACAACACAGTCGGTACTGTATAAGCGGCATGCATAGGTGTTGTCATCAATCTTGATGATTTGTAAATGAGTTTTCCTACGGTTACCCAACGGGCGAATGTCAGAACCCCTGATAGGCTTGACGCTGTTCCAGCGTGTTTCTGCTGTTGCGAAACTATCTACTCTATAAAAGTCAATTTTAATTCCCCACATGATTACGCTCCTTCATTTAATAGATTATCCCAAACCCACTTATACCCTGCACTTAACGCTAGACTTTTGTTAGTTGCTGGTGTAACGGTTATAGTAACTGTCCAGCTCATTGATTCCGGTCTCGAAATATACGCCTCGCACACCCACCCCTCAACTAATCCGCTCGTCAGCTTAGTCGCTTTGAACTTTATCCCCATCAGCTTGCAATACGCTCTCACGAACTTCATCGTCTCCGTATTCTGCAAGCCACTCTTTGTATTGCTCCTCGCTTGTGTAGTATTCATATTCCTCCTGCAATGTGTTAAGTAAGTCATCCATGTAGCCGCGAATGATTGTGGCTATGTCCTCCAGAAAGTCATCATCGCTATAAGGGTCAGCCATAAGTAACTCTTGGATATTACATCCCGCAAACAAACCTTCAGCAAATACATCGCCATACTCTCCGCTCTCATCCCATACCCCCATGAAGCTGTTGTAGTCCGAGAATGAAAAGCCTACGTTGTTACTGCGATAGCTTCGTGAACGTCCAAACTGCACCGTGTCAAACTTCTCTATCAACAACTGATACCGCACGAGTGAATACTCCATCAACTTCGGGTGTGCCTTGGCGAACACTTGGGGATAAATATCCCCATCCATACTTATATCGTTATCATATAAGTCAAACCCCACAGTCTTGGGGTCGATGTTTATACCTACCTCTGCCATACGTTCGGCAAACCCCTCAATGGTAGGCATATAGTAATACTCATCGTAGTAAAAATCATTCAGCCATTGTTCGTATGTTGGTGCGCTCATTTTTCCTCCCATACATCCATGCTTTGATTGTGTGTGACCGCTTGTGTGCTTTGCGGGCTATACCCCTGATACTCGCACCCTCGAAACGTAACTTATGAAACCTGCTTGGTTCGATGTTCATTTTGATTTTCCTTCACGCCATTTGTGATAGTCCTGATTGATTAAGTCCCACACATCCATATCCTGTAGCTTTGCATTGGGTTCATATGCCTCAACAACAGCTTCCACAGACTCGAACTGCATATCCCTGCGCCATCGGTCGAACCATTGCATCTCTTTGATGGTGTCGTATGAACCTAGCATAGTCCATATATCTATGTGAGGGGAGCCAGTATAAGGTCCGCTAACTGGTACTCCCATCATGTTTCCTCCTCGAAAGCAAACGCCACACCACTGTCGGTGATTTTGTACCCAGAAAAAGTCTTATCTAACCACCCTGCATAGTGAGCACCGGCCCAACTCATCTGTGCCATCAAATACATATCCGCACGTAGGGTCTCCCCAAGAACTTCACCACGTCCATACACAGTCACCCAGTATGCTAACCCTTCCTTATTCCGCTCCTTAAATATGCCCATCTCATACATCCTCCATGCGGATAGTCTTGCCATGCTCTGCCACCACATCGCTAATCATCGCCCACAGTGCAGGGATATCAAACACAGGGAATGCATCCACATAGCCGTCGGACAGCAACACCACACACTCATGATTCATTATCTTGTTAGCCTGTATCCAGTCGGCTACGCATTGAGGACTTGTGCCGCCACCACCCTGTGCCTTGAGAACCTGCTCGATGTTATCCAGCTGGTCAACCTCGAATGACTGCACACCACACACCTGTGTATCCCACCACAGCACATCCAACCCAGCCGGTCTGACCTCTGCACACAACTTCTTAACCTCACCCATGAACCGTGCAATGACAGACCCACCAATACTGCCCGATGTGTCAATGGCGATAGCAATTCGTCCACAAGTATTTGATATTGATGCAGGAAAATGCCCGATGTGTGACATCCGGCGATTAAGTTTAGACCAACTTGATTCGTCACGACCCGCCATAGTCTGCTTGATAAACTCCGCAAGTTCCTGTTTCCAATCGACTTTACCTTCGAGCATGCCATCAATCACTCGGGGTTTATTACCTTCCATCTTACCCGCAAGCTGACGACCTTGACGGATAGCAATCTCGATATCTTTCTCTAGCGATTCTTTCTCCTCCTCGCTCAGGCTATCCCAGTCATGCTCATCGAAGCCACCGCCTTGTGGGTAGCCCTCAGTGATATCGTTACCGTGCTGGTCTTGCTTGCCACTACCTTGCCCGCCTTGTTGTTGTTGATTCTCAAGGTCTTTGAATATCTGGATGACAGTCATGCCGTAATACTTGGGATTATATAACCCACCTTTAATCATCTTGATGAACCCTGCACCATTGTCTTGTTTAATAAGTTCTCCGTTAATCCAATAATCCATAGCAGCGTTTGACCGTTGCGCATCCATCTTATAGATTGTCTTATATATCTGCATATGCCGCGCTGCTTTGTGGAAGTTCTCATGCAGAATCAAGAACCGTAACTCGAACTCACTAAGGTCAGCACAGAACGCTGACCCGAAATACACATTCTTACCATCGGTGCATGCCGTTGGAATATCGTCGCGCACTTCCCATTTACCGAAACACATCACACCACCGAGCCACATCCAGTCAGCACGTCCCATGATTGCAATGAACTGCTTTTGAATTTCTTTCTTTAAGTCTTTCATCACTACGCTCCTTAGTTAGTGGGGATAAATATCCCCGATGCATTTACCAGCCCAGTTTGTCAGCCAGTTCGTCTACTCTTGCTTTCACATCCTTGCGGATATGGGCGTTCTCTTTCACTTCCTCAATTGATACACCTATCAAGGTATCCTCAAGCTCACGGCGAGTAGCTTCAAGTAATGGGTCATTCGTTACATTGGTAACGCGCAACAACTCACACAGCTCTAGCGCATTGGTCAGCACCGTTTCATGTAACACCTTACGTTTACCTTCCTCAGTATTCTCGAACCGCTCGCTGATGTGCTTGACAACTTTGTAAACCCGAGACCACAAATCTTCCATCGCTTGCTCGGTGCGCGTTGCATACACTAGTTCGTACTCTTTCTGCAACTCCTCTGCAATGTCATGCCCCACATCTACACGGAAATCGCCACGCTCGGGCAATGGGGTGAAACAAAAGCCAAAGCTGAACCGCTTGGCTACCTCGCTCACATCAGGATACTCACTACGGTCAAACATCGAACCCATAGCAAACGCCTGTGCCGATACAAGGTGTGGATAAATAACTAAGAAATCACTTACTTTGCGCTTAAACTCATCCCGAATATCATTCAGCCAGTCCTTCAGCGATATGTAGTTACGGATATCAGACAGTCGTTGACCACTATCAGACCAAGGCAAAGTCTTGTAGTAAAACTCTACACGTGCATTGGCTACGAACTTTTGTATCTCGTTCAGCTTATCTGTACCCGCCAATAGATTCTTGTTTACTCGTGCCGCCGAATCACTCGCGCCCTTGGAATTGGTAACCTCTTTACTCACCTTCCTATCCAGCTTGCGAAAGCTAGGCACACTGACATTGAGTTCAACGAGAATTGCTTGGTTGGAAAGATTGATTTTGTCCATGATTATCTCCTTAATTAAATATCAACAACTAAGTTACGTTCAACACTCAAATACCACTGTATTTCATCCCCAAAAGTCCTGCAGTCAATGTCCTCGTTTTCTTCTCCAATACGTCCAAACTCTGCGGCTATCCAGTCAGATTCGTTTTCCCTCCCTTCTTCATTCATTACGTCCACCATGTTTAGCATCCGCTCGAACGCATCCACGTCCTTGTATCCTACATACCACTTGACGTATTCCATCTCGAACATAACCACTCGAACATCCCCTCGGTCTACGATTTTATAGTCTTTCTTAAAGTATCCCTCGAATACACTATCCTCGCCCTTGAGTTTGTCCTGTGCAATGAACGAATCCACCATGTCATGTGACCCATATATCAGGCACGTCACGTCGCTTCTATACCCCATTTCAATTACTCCTTATATGTTCTAAAAGTTTTACAACGCCATCGAATACGGCTTGGTTAGTGCGGTGTTCACTGACTTTGAGATACCAAACTCCGTCAGTCATATCAGGAAAGATAGTATAAAACATCATTCCCTTCACGACCGTAACACCCATCATCTTGAACGCCGCATCCATATCTTTTTTCCGCATTAGATATACTCACTGACAAACGTCTTAGTCCAGTCACGCATGACCTTGCTACGCATAGCGATTGTCGGCTTTGACTTGAATATCANNCGNCCTGTAACCGCTTGAATCTCTGCCTGTAGNCGTGACATGTATGTGGTCGTGGCATCTGCCGTATCGTCATCCAACCCCGAGGCGAGGCGNGTAGCAAGCAACAACTGAGAAGCCATACTATCTGGCACACGCGCATTGCTNGGGTCGGTGTANATAGACTTGCGTGACGGTAAAGAATCCGCTAACTCAACCGTAGCCCATAGCTCTGCGGTAGCAGGTGCGCCAATCGTACCAACCAACTGTGTCATGGCCTGTGAGCGAGAGAGTTTGTTGTCCTCCATGCGGTCGAGAATCTTACTTGCAAACCACAAGCTGCGATTGGATACAAAGTGTTTCGTGTTGGTGCGAGGGTTGAAGATATACTTGTTTGTGTTTAGCTGCTCATCATCAAGGTCACGGTAAGACTGGCACAGCTCGGGGTTCTCACGAACAAAATACACCAACGTGCCGTTCATCCCATGTGTCGTACCGAACTGCACCACACTCTCATGGTCGGGCTTGATAATCTCAAGTGTAGCCACACGGTTATTCATATGAGCAGGGAACGCATCGCCCACACCATCGGTCGTCAGGTTGGAAGTCGCAAACACGAGAGAGCCTTTAGGAATCGGTGCATCAGATACAGTACGCTCAAGCAAGAACCGAGTAATCATAGGCTTGGTAACACCCTGCATCTTGCCAATCTCATCAACCATATACAGCACAGGCTTGTCACTGTCCAACATCCAACGACTGTGGTACGCATTGTTAGTGCGTCCGTCCTTCACATCCGGCATAAAGAAGTCAGGGAAGTCAAGCAACGGTGCATCCAGATACACAATGCGGTCACGAGAAATACCTGCTTTCTCAGCGATTGAAAAACGTAGTGAGGACTTACC